CCGCTTCAGCGGCCTCGAATTCCTGAACGGCGCGCTTGTCGGCGGTCTGTTGCTCGGGTGTCATCGTCGTTTCCCCATTCCAGGCATGTCGCAAGAGTTCATCGCAGCCATGTGCGGCCGATGGTTCCACTGCGAATAGCAGAACGCGGCGCGCTGTTGCTCGTTCGGGAAGCTTCGGCGCGCTTCCGCATCGCCCATGCAGCGGCTGATGAATTCTTGCTGACCCTCGTTTGGATTCGGTGCAGGCATTAGCTCACCGCCTCACGCAGGCGCAGTTCATCGCTCATGACTCGCAAGAGCACGCGCGGATAGGGCGTGAACGGTCCCGGCTCTCGGGCAACGAGTTCCGTTTCGAACATCGTCGCCGCTCTCACCTCGCGCGCCAACTTTTCGTCAAGCACGAACTCGGGAGGATCGCCAAGGAACTGATGCTCATTCATTGCACTGTGCCCGACCCAAACCCAGCCTGTGGCTGCACGCTGGGCGGCGGCGATTCCTGGCCGTCCCAGCCATCCGCCGTCGTGATCGGGATCAGAATGCTGCGGCAGTTGTAGTGATTCGGCGGCCGGTAGTTGTCCCACTCGGGCGAGTCTTCCGCGTAAATCGAACCATTCAGAGCCATGCAAATCTCGGTTGTACGGTCGTCCATGACGGCGGAGTATTCGAGCGCCTGCACGAAGCCGTTCAAGCTCGGGTCCGTGAATTCCGAATACCGCGCCTCGTTCATGGCCTCGAACAGGTTCGTACGCGCCAGCGTGTCGAGATAGCTCGCGGTCTGTGCCGGATCGGCGCCCCACAAGTCATTCAGCGCCGCGGTCACGGCGGCATCGTCCTCAGTCTCGCGCACGGACTCACGATTCGTGAAGCCGCGGGCGACCAGCCGGTCCCAGATCGACTCACGCGTCTGCGGCGGCGATCGGCCGAACTTGATGCTGTTTTGCAGTTCCTGCTGGATCAACGCGCGGACCCCATCCGACACATTCCCCGCCAGGCGGAAGCCGTTGGCCTCGAAAAACCCGGCGGCGTTGTCGCGCAAATCTGTCATGGCTACCATTCTTTGGCCACGCGCGCGTTCGAGTTCGGCCCGCGCAAGCTGGCCGCCCAGCCGCCATGCCCCTTGCAGCGCCCGGCGGAAAATCTCCTTGAGCTGGCCTTTCTGCGTGCCGGAGAACTCCATCTGCTGGATCGCAGCCGGGTCGTCGCTGGTGAAGCGCTTGAGGTCCGTATCCGATCCCAGCATCTTGCGGACGGCCTTCGCCACGAACGGTGCCACGGCGTCCGCCAGCTCGTAGGCGAGGCGATCCTGTCGGCGTTCGATCACCGCAAAGGACACCCGCTGGACGGCCCTATCGAACTGAGCGCGGCTCGCGGTGCGCAGCTTGCCGTGTGGGCGCAGCTGGACCACGTTCGTCTTGGGCGGCTCCGCAGTCTTCCCAATGGCCTGCACGGCCTCCGCCAGGCGTTTGTCGCTCTCATCCAGCCGCGCCATGACGGCCCGGAATTCCTCGCGCAGTGCCGTATAGGCGGCGTCGTTCGGCCCTTGCTGCCGCCCGGTGATATCTGGCGCAACCGATCCCTTCGGCCCGTCTGCGGGCTGATTCTGCTGCTGCGGGATGACGAGCGGCTTGGAGGTCGGCGTCCGTTTGGGCATATCGAGCAGTCGCCGGAAGAACGCCTCGTCATCCTCGGTCGGCACCATGCCCTTCGCGCCCACGAGTTCGGCCCAGCTGTTGATGACCTGCAGGATGTGCTCGCGCGAGGCCGGCTTGAACCCGAAGCACGGATAGTCCCCGTCCCCGAAGTTCTGCTCACCCAGTTCGTGGATCAGCTGCTCGTTCAGCACTGCTTCGAGCCGCGCGGCATCGGCGTTCAGCGTCCAGAAGAACGCCTCAAGCTGGGTTTGCGCCTGCGAATACGCGCCGGTCTGGCCGGTGTGCGTGATGCCCAGGAGATTCGGGACCAAGAGCGCCTTGGCGATGCACAGGTCCCAGAACACCATCGCCTTTTCGTAGGCATCGGTGCTCGTGGGATAGTGGACCGCGATCGCAAAGCCCTTGGACGGAATGATGCCGGTTGCAACGTGCAGATTGCGTAGAACGTTCTGCATCGACACGTATTCGGGCGAGCCGTACTGCACGTCCGAATCAGCTATCCGATTGGCCACCACGAAGCCGCCGGCCATGCGCTCCAAGTACAGCGACCAGTAATTGCCGATCTGCTGCTTGATGAACCACGCGCGATAGGCTTCGCGCAGGTCCGAGCGACCGTAGTAGCGATCGAACTCCGGCGAGTGCACATAGTGGATGTACCGACCCATGTCGACCGGAACCCGGCGTCCGGCGGCAACCTGCCAAGTCTCGCGCAGGATCCCATGCTCGTCGGTGTAGAACTGGAACGTACTCGGTTGGCGTCCCATGAGCATATTCACGCCCACATATGCCTGACCGTCGACGGTGACCTGGCTCAGCACCTTCTCGGTCATGCTGAACCCGAAGTCGCGGCCCGTCGCAATCACGTTCAGGGCATCCAGGAACGAGCCCTTCATCGACTCTAGGATCTTGCAGAACACCCGGATACGTCGGTCCTGCTCGGCCGGCGAGAGCTTTGAGCCCTCGTCATAGCTGAACATCCAGCCGCGCGCCGTGATGGCGTCGCGCTTGAAATTCATGACCGCCTTGACCTGCTCGTCCACGCGCATGCGGTCGTAGACTTCGATGCCCTTCTGGCCGACGAGCCGGTCGGGGTTGTACCGCGGGCCGAAGTTGAAGAAGCTCTTCTCGAAGCCCGCGACCTCATCGAGCGGCTGGGGGGTAATCGGCGCTTCAACCGGTGGGACATCCGCAATCCCGGATCCCGGCGCCATGCTCGACTGCATGGGACCGGCCCCGATGGGAATTGAACCGACTGATGCGAACCGAGCCCGAAGACGCGTGAAGAGATTCGCCACCTACTGCACGTAGCCCTCCCAGGAGCGCGATTCAATGACTTCGGCCTCAGCCGCGGGAATCTCCGCGCGCGATGCGAGCGTCGGAGACTGCGTTGCATACTGCATGGCGTGCGAGTCTGCCATATCGGGCGACTTCAAACCCTTGAGCCGCATGGCTTCCTTGGAGACGAGTTCCTCGAAGCGCTCATCGCCGGCCCGCTTCTCGATCGTGCAGAGCTGATTCTGATACTCGTCCGCGTCCTCGTGACTGTCGAAACAGGTCGCGGCGAAGTCCACATAGCCGTCCCGGTATTCGTCGCGCAGGTTGATAAAGCTCTGCGCGCGGCGGTTCTTCCACTTCTTCGTGTTGTCCGAGCCCGCACCGCCCTTGTATGCGATAACCGCATGGCCTTTCTGAATCAGATAGCCCGCCGTACCGGCACCGACGCCGAGCGAATCCACCACCAGATCGTCCTGCCCTTTCACGCCTTCCCACGCATCGAATAGTTCGAGCGCCGCTTGCGCCACGAGGATGGGTGCTTCGGAACTCGGGAACGAATAGCGTTTGACCTTCTCGACGCGTCGGAAACTCTGGTAGTGCCGGCAGACCGTGACCACGCTTTCATCGATACCGCCGTCCGCGACGTCGATCGACACGCGCAGCTTCGGCAATGAGCCATCCGTCTCCCGCGGCGCCCGGCTCATGGCGCGCTGGATCCATGACAGCGCAATCAACTGGTTCGGGCTGGAATCCGCGAACTCGCCAAAGCATCGAATACGGACCTGGGGAGACTGCTCGCCCCACATGCGGATCATCTGCGCGACCCAATCGCGGGATACCCGGTTAGCCTTCTCCAGCGTGATCGGCAGCCGGTAGTAGTCGCCGGCGAGCCGCGTCGAGAGCTGGCTCTGTGCAAACACGCCGGTCATGCGGGTGGCGTTGGAGATCATGACCAGAATCCCGACTTCCGAGCTCGCGAGGTTGCCGAGCAGGACCGGGAAGATATTCTCGTCCATACCGCTGGCCTCATCCACGAGCACCAGCGTAAAACGCCGCCGAAGACCCTGCATGTTCTCAGGCTGCGTGCCGGTTTCCGCCACGAGCAGATGGTTGTCCGGGTCATGGGTGCGCCAGTAGACGCGCGTCGCCTGGACGTCCTGCAGCGTCCGATATTCAGGGATGGCGCGGTTGCGGATCTTGGAGAACTCGCCGAAGAAGCGCGTCTTGACATGTTCGAGCTTCGGAGCCGTGACGGCCACAATCGAGGGGTACCAGCAGAAGCCGAACCAGTGGGCGAGCTCCGCAATCCCGAATGTCTTGCCCGGCCCCTGCGGCGCGACCACGGAAATGAGGTTCTTGCCCTCGTGATTGACGACGGTTGGCAGCCCTGAGCGCTTACGGAAGACATCCGCCACGGCCTCGGACAACTCGATCTGCCAGCCGTCCTTGATCCAGCTCGTTCGCCAGTCGAAGCCAGCCGCGCCGACCTCCGGCTCACCGCGGCGTGCCTTGAGCTCCAGGATCTCACGGGCGAACCAGTTCGGCTCAACCCGAGCGCGCTCCCGCATCTTGCGGGTCGCCTCGAGAATCGCGCTCAACGCCACCTTCCTCTGCAATCAGCCGGGCGAACGCACCCGAAAAGGAACCGTCCGAATTCGTGAGGTCGACCTTCTCGCCGTACTTGCGCGGTTTGAGTTTCGCTGCGATCCACTTGCGAGCGTCGACACGGAGCTTTGAGCGGGTGATGTGCTCGTGATCCACGACCTCGAACGACGAGCCGTCTTCCCGTTGCCGGGTCATCCAATCGTTCGTCCCGTCGTCCGAAATCTCGATGATCTCATCCGCCAGAGTATCGGCCTGAGCATCGCGCGCGCGCGCGTAAAGCGCCCGAAACGTCTCGTTTGCCTCTAACCATCTGAAAACGGTAGTAATTCCGGGCATGTCTTCTGCCCGGCAAATCGAGCGAAGCGATTGTCCCTCCACGAGTCTCTCGCACAGGGTCGCGGCGATCTCAGGGGAGTAGATGGACGGACGAGCCACTATGCGACGAGGGCCTCCTCGAAGGATTCCCCCGCAGGGGCGGTAGACTTACCGCGGAACCAGGCCGATACGACCGGATGCAGGCCATACCCTCGGCGGGCGGCTGCGCCATAATGCTTCTGGTGACAGCTCTTGCAGATGGACTGCCGACCGTCCGGTGACTTACTTGCGCGCCAGAAAAACAGCAATGGTAAAACCGCCTCGCATCGACAGCAGCGTTTGGTGGGGCCACTTATGAGCGAGCCGGCCGGCTTTGGCAAATCATGGGTGTCCACTTGAAGGCGTCCGAGAAGGCGCGGCGGCGCTGGGCCTCCAATCCGCAGGCGCCGCGTGTGGTGAAGCGAGTCGGTCGCAAGGTCTATCGCGATGGCAAGCCACCTCCCAAGGAGCCTCGATGAGAACCGCTGTGGTTGTGACCTGCGTCATCGCGTATACCCTTGCTGCTTTCGCGCTCGTGGTCAGTTCATCCATCATCGTCGACGTCTTGGCGCTGATCGGTACCGTGGCGCTCGTCGGCATCGCCGTCATCGATGAACTGAGAACGCTCAGCGCGGACCTCCTCGAGGAACTCAGGCGTCGGAAACTCTAGTTCCCGGCCGCATCCTTCGCCGTCGTGTCTGACAAGCTCTGCGCCATCGTTCCGAGAGCCGTCGTGGCCGCTGCGATTGCGGCGGCATCAGCCGGGTCAGCCTGATTCGCCTGGGCTGTGGCGAGCTGCCCTTGGAGCGTCGCGACTTGAGCCTGCAGTGGAGCATTTGCACCCAACGCAGCATTCAGTGCGGCCTTGAGGGCGTCCTGGTTGGCATTCGAGGCGTCGACCTTCGCTTTAAGCGCGGCGACTTCGTTGGTGAGATCGGTTACAACTTGTGACATGGCGGCAATACTCTCCTGAATCGGTTTGATGATGGCAGCGGAAATCGAACCTAGAATCTCTGCAAAACTGAGTTTCATTGGCACTTAGCCCAGGACACGAGTGGAAACGTGTCGAAGCGATTGGTGAGCGCGACTTGAGCGCGCGGTACAGGCCGATAGATTCCATCGGCGCTATGCGTGGCATCACAGGCCGTCCCGAGTGGGACGGTCCCAAAAGCTACCCATGCGTAGCCATCGACGGTCTGTCGCATGCGGTAGACGGTCGTATCGTTGGTCACGAAACCCGTCGTGGGATTCGCAGATTCGCAGGCATAGCAGGTACCTGCGGGATCGTGATGTTCATCGCGTTCGTCGGCGCCGACTCCGCGCCCTGCAGATTCGAGGTCACGGTGAGCGTGTAACACCCCGGCGCGGGTTTCCACGTGTAGCTCGTCGTGAAGGCGAGCAGCGGCATGTTGAGCCGCGTGGCCGCAGCCGTACTCCCACAGGGCTTGGAGTAGATCGCATAGCCGACTTGGGACTGCAGGCTCGCGGGGATCGGTGTGCCGTCCACGTAGGTGAAGACCTGCGACCATGCGAGCACGCTGTCAGCGCGCGCAAAGGTGACATACGACACCGCGAGAATCGCGAGCACGCCCAGGATGATGTTGCGCCAGTTGATGTTCACAGCGGCCCCGCTTGAAAGTCGGCCGGTGCGTCGATTCCAGGATGCGCCAAACTCCTGAATCTTTCGACGCCATTGATCGACCAATAGCCAACATTCGCAGATACGCGAATTCCCAACTTGTCGTTTTGCGTGAGCATCGCGCGCACTTCCTCTGGAACCGGAATCCCCTTCACGAACGTCTTTGGAGCTTCCCAAGTCATGCAGCCTCCTGTTGGCGTGCGTGCTGTCGACATAACTCCTCGGCTTCGCCGCGTGAATCCTTCACGCCCAGCAGTTTCGACAGCGAGAACTTTCCCTCTATGACCCCAGCCGCAACGTAGTACGCAGAATGTCTGAAACGTCCGTTCACCATAGCGACGCAGACCGAGTACAGCTTGCAATCTGACACCGCTGCATAGGCCGTGACCGATGAGAAGTTCATCCGCCCATCCTCTGCGAAATTTCGCGCTCCGCATCGGCGATGTAACCGGCCCAAACTGACTTCTGAGTTTCAACCGGCACGCCACCTCCAGCGGCGAGGTCGCGCATGTCGACAGCCCACAGGTTCTTAGCGCGCACGAGTCGATCGACGCAGCCCACAAAATCGGACGAGGCATCCGCGTTGCGCGACTTGTCAACACGCGTGCCCTGCACCGTCGCCGGCCGACCGAAGCACTGCGGATCAGACTTGATGCGATCCGTGACATACGCCAGTAAGTGCCGGTTCGCCACGACGTCCCACTCGTCGCCCTGAAAGTTGTCGGGGTTCGGAAGAACCCTCGTGCGCTCGCCCTCATCGAAGTCGTCACTCCCGATCGTCCGACAGAGCCGCGTGAAATCCGGCAGCGTGGGGACACCCTTCGCGCCACTGTAGGTGAGTCTGCGGACCCCGCGATCAACCTCGGGTTTCTTCAGCAGCGACATCATGGCTACCCACTCTGGCGGCGGAGTCGGCCCATACTTCCGCTCGACGGCATCACCGCCGAACATGCCAACGAAGTGCTTCCACAGTTCGTTAGCGCGCTGCTGCGATGGGTTTTCGTTCGGGTTCATGCTCGATCACTCGGGAGTCGTCGTTGCCGTTGAGGCCCTGCAGGATTCGCTCAGTCGCGGTGAGTTGACGAGGCGGAGGGTGCCAGGGGAGCAGGAAGGGCTTGTCAGGACCCAGGAACGTGCACGCCTGCTTCACGTACTCGGTCCCCGTCTTCCCGGCTGCTTTGCAGAATTCGGCATAGCGCAGTGCGCCGGCGATGAACTCCGCTGCCGTATGGCCTTCCGCCAGCCGCGCGTTCGCTGCCTTCAGGGCCTTGCGCCAGCCCTGATCCCCTGCTCGATTGGGATAGGCCACTTTGAAATCGAGCATCCACTCGGGATTGCTCTGCGCGGATGTTCCACGGGAAACCTGCCTGTGCGTGGGCGGCGGAGCCGCCGTAGTACTCTGCCTCTCCTCTGCTCTGCTCTGCCTCTCCTCTGCCTCTGAGGAGCGTTTTGTACCGCTTGCTAGCACATTGCTAGCAAGTTCTCCGTTTTCATCAATCAAATCAATGAACCCAATTTCGAGCAACGGACGCCAGTCGGGTTCGGAGTTCAGATATGCCACGCGCTTGAGATAACGTGCCTCGGCGGGGATTTTGTTGTCTGTACCAGCCGCTAGCAGCATGAAAGCAATCGCTAGCACCCTGCTAGCATCGTCAAGCGATACCCAGGTTTGACTGGTGAGCAGCTCGCGATGGAGTTTGATCCACGGCGGATCACGGTCCTTGTAGTGTTGGAACCTGCCCCATGCACGAATGCGAAGGAACTGGGCCATCAGCGCGGTACTGAGTCGAGCCACTCGGAAAACCAAATCGTCAAGCCGCACAGCACGGCGAGGCCGATCATCCCGACCACCGTGATTGCGACCGGATGCGGGCGCGGTTCTTGCGACGCTCGTAGGATGTGCTTACGCTGAGCGTTTTGAGCAGACATCGACCCTCCCCTAGAGACGCGCCCCGTGCGGGGCGCGAGCTGCGTTCAACCGGTTGCGAAAAAAGTGCGTTCCGCGGTGAGATATTTACGCGCGGTCTTGGAAATCAGAGACTTCACAGGTCCGCGGCCGACTTGTATCGAACGACATACATCCGCCTTACGGACGTCTTGCAGGAACCTTGCGACGTTTGTCCGATAGGCGTACAACGCACCGTTGCGGAGCGTCATAGAAAAACCACGGAAAAGAACAATGAATCGGGGCCTCACTTCCCGTTTCCTTTTTGCAAGGTAGCGAGCACGGACGTGATATGCGGCAACATGGAAGCGAGTTCACTCACCGCCGCCCGCTGCTTCGTCGCCTCATCCAATACGAATTTCGCGTTCAGCCAATGGACTGGACGCAAATCCTGCGTCGCCTCAAGGATCTTCGGCAGAAGATCCATGGGTAGATGGCGGGGATCACCCTCATTCTCATTCAACATCCGCGACAAAGCGGAGGGAGATAGATCGCAATGACTAGCCACGCCCCCGAGACCGATCCGGCATCCATAGACGCTCGCGGCGACGACCTGCTTGAGGGTGCGGAATTGCTCCGTGATGCCCGGCTCGAGATCGAACGAGAACTGAAGCTTGGAAACTGCCGCCCTCATGTCTTTCCGGTACTTTCCGACCCAGCCGACAACAATTCGGCGATCATTGATTCAACGAAGAAAAATCAACCGCGTCTGCGGGTAGTAGTGGACAACGATCGTGAAGATTCAGCGGCTTTCGGCAGCGGATATATGTCTGGCCGCAACTCGTGCCTGGACACTCCAGAGACTTCCTCGACCGTTAGCACGCGAAGCGGTGGCACCCTTCCGGAGCGGCGCCACTTCTGCACGGCCTGGTATCGAACGCCACACTTGGCCGCGAAGGACGAAAGTCCGCCGGCCGCCGAAATTGCTCGATCTACTACGTCCATGGGACGCAGTATGCAACCTATAGTTGCAGTTCGTCAACAACCGCTGCGTGCTGGCGGCACGAATACCATGCAATCCATGGTTGTTCGCACAAAAGACGCAGCCAAAGAGGAATTCAGCCGGAACCTCAATCGGGCCGTGGAGGCGCTCGGAGCTCCCGTTCGCGGGCGGCCCGAATGGTTGCGCGCGAAACTAAACAAGGTCGTCTCAAGAGAGAGTTGTCGGAAATGGTTGTCCGGCAAGGACATGCCCGATCAGACCAATATGACGATCCTGGTTGATACGCTGTCCCTCAGCGAGCACCAGCTAAGGACAGGCAAGATTGAGCCCGCCCGCGGACAGGATCCCCGCCTTGCCGAACTTCAGGGCGCATGGCCGACCCTTACCGAAGCGGTACGTAACGCCATCATGGCGACCTACGCCGCCGTAAAACCCGCACAAAGCCCGACCGCGCCAGCGAAACGCCGTCAGGCGTAAGCGTTCCCTCAGAATCTCCAGTCTCTGGCGCTGGGGTG